CCTGCTCCGTAGTTACCGCCGTTACCCGCGGCTGTGCTAGGTGGGAATCCACCCGCGCCGCCTGTGCCTATGCCCTTGCCGGAGGTGAGGGTGTTGCTGAAAAGTAGGAAGTTGGACTGGTTGGCTACTCCGTTGGGTGATGCTCCGGATGTTGGGCCTGATATAAGCAATCCGTTTACATATATACTACTACCTGCACCTCCTGCCGTTGCGTTGGTGTTACCGCTGTTAATACCACCACCGCCACCACCGCCACCAACAGAATTGTTTCCAAAAAAAGCTGTACCTGCTGCACTCCCATTTGATGACGAACCAGACCCCCCGTTTCCTCCAGTTAATGCATAAGGGCCATATATTGGTGTGCATGATGAAGCACTGCCCCCGATACCACCAGTACCCGCCGCAGCCGTACCACCAGTACCACCAGTACCCCCCTTCGCAATCACAAGCGACCCAAAGCTCGTGTCACCTCCGGTGTTACCAGAGTTTCCGTTAGTGAGAACCGTTGCCACTCCAACACCTCCCGTACCTCCCGTGCCGATCGTTACCGCTACACTAGAAGCTAGGTCGCTTGCCGCTACCTGCCTCCATACAACAGTACCGCCACCGCCGCCACCGCCGCCGAAGCGGTTAGTACCCGCCCCATCACATCGACCGCTACCGCCGCCTCCACCAGCACCTACGCAGGATATCAATACCCGCTTCAGTCCCGCTGGCTTCGTCCACGTTCCGTTAGCTGTGAACTCCCGAATGATTACACTCTCCTGGGAGCTGTTGCTAAGTACATGCCACCCGCTCTCACGCGACCACTCAAGCGTATCTCCTGACTGAAGCAGAACCTGACATAGGTTGTATTCACTTCCTGAGATGTCCTTGTAGATACGCGCCGTGACCGCTGAGCTGTTAATGTTGAACAGGCTCACATGAGTAACCTGACGCGTAGTAGATGCCGCAGGTGCTGCAACCATCGTAACCGCCGTCAAGTCGTTAGTATTGCCTTGGTTCGACAGCATCGGCATAGTCATGCCAGCGGATGTTATATCCTGATAGCTGACTACAAATTCCGGTTCAGTAACCGCGCTCCCGGTTAGTACGATTTGTAGCGTATGTGTGGTATTGCTTAGGTACATCAGTATGCTGCTATGTGTGCCATTATTGTGTTGATACTCTCACCTCCTCCGCCGCCACCTGCGTAACTATCCAAGATTGCATCGACCGCCGTCTTGAGCGCACTAGCACTTCCCGCCGATGGACTCGTACAATCTGAATAGAGAATCTGGTATTGCACGTTGAAGATGTTCTTCTCCGGCACCGCCGCTAAGAAGATTAGGTAGTCACCCCGGACAATAGTCGAGCACCCAACCTTCTTGAAGAACTGGCTGCTACTCCCCTCTACGACTTCTACAATCGTATCGCTATCGTCTAGAATCTGGTATGCCATTAGTTAGCCATTTGTGCCTCAAGGCCAGCATACGCTGCCTCTGCATCAGCAATAGGTGAACCACTAAATGTGTCCCCGTCTGCATATTGATAGACTACCATTCCATTCGATTTCACTTCCATGTAATTGATGGTCTTGTCTAGTACCATTTGGATTTGATTCCACCCTACCAGAATGGTCTTCTCAGTTCCATCTTCGTATGTAATCTCAAACTTATACGCAGCTGGCTGGTCAACAGTTGCACCAGCCTTTGCTAATGGTTGTAATACAGTTAAGATTAGATCCTTTGTCATTTCTTTTGTTCGTTTGCTTCCTTGTCAATCTGTTCAATCAATAGCATGTATTCCCATAGCGTGAGCCGTGAGCAATTTATTCGGTAATGCTTATTCAGCATCGTCATTTGCAAGAACCTATCCTCGTTCTGCTTCGCTAGTCTCATGAGCGCACTATCTGTGAGTGCTTCTGTGCGACTTGGTCCAGCACCGTTAAACAAGTTTTCAAATCTTCCTCTGACAGCGTCGGCAAGGGTATTATATCCTTGAGACGCATCACGATAAAAAAATCACTAACATCACCTGCCTCCTTCCAGCGTGCTATCTTCTCCTTGTTGTACTCCGGGTCATAGCTGTATGGAGACTCATTCTTGTCGAAGAACGCTACCGATGCGAACTTATACACTAGGTCGCTAGTCGGTATGATGAACTCCACGCGCTCCTTCAGCATCGATACTAACCGGGCAATCTCCCCGATGTTAATCTGCTTAGGGTTGCTCAGCACCTTGTCGGCCTTGTCGATGAACTCCATCAACTGCTCCTTGCTCATTCGCATGTTCCACTCTTCATATACCTGCAAGGCCATAAGACCGCGTAGGCTGAACGTGTTGAAGTAGTCCTTCAATCGGTAATACTGAACACCGCCGGAGATGAACGCGGGCTCGATAACGTGCCCTTCGTCAATCTGCCAGACTGGAGCCCCACCAAGACGCGTCTTGATCTTAGCCCAGGTATTCTTGAAGTTCTGCAATAGCTGTTTCTGCTTGCCCATATCGTACGATGCCGCCCCCGTGAAGGAGCTGCCAGGTGTTGTTAGCGTATAACTTGAACTCAAGACCGCCACGCTTCCATCGAAACGGCTTGCCCTTGCAAGCGCATCGGCCTACCGGGTTGAACCCGTTCAGAACTAGGAAGGCGTTGATTTCAGTCATTGAAGAACTTGTTATACAGGATTGTGTTGAGTGCTGCTAAGCTTAGTATATAGGGTATGTATATCCAGTCGAGTCCGAACATGACAAGGTAGGGCCAACTGTGTAGCGATGCCATGCAGGTAATGCATCCGGCAATCGGGTTGAACCAGTAGCCGAGGTATTTCTCAAGCGACCGAACAGGCTCTAGCAACATGCCGTAGTCCGAGCAGATGTAGAAGCCGATGCAATATAGGCTGTTGAGAACCAACAGAAGCAATATCTCTATCATGCTGGTGGGGTAGTATCGGTGAAGCTTGCAAAGGTGAAGCGGACGCAATCGTATTCGGTAGTACCTATTACCCAGCTCACCGGGTCTCCGTTGCTATCGACTAGGCTCATAGTGTATATGCTGAATGGAGTGAACACACCCTCGGAGCTTGTGGTATCCCAAGTGAACTCGCCGTCCGCTACTACCACATCTTGCGTGTAGACATGTCCGCTCTGGCTATCGGTAATCGTTGCCGTGTAATTTCCCGCCACTACATCCACAGTGAATACAGGCTCCTCGCAGTTGGGCAAGGTAGCGTCCTCACAAGTAGTGCACACCGTCACATCCACACCGGTCAGGAACTGGAAGCTCACCGAGTGCTGGTCTTTGTTATCCCAAGTCTGCTGCGTGAAGAACGAGCCGGGGAACTTAGTCGCACTATTGTTGCCAGTACCGAGGATATTGACCGTGATGTCACCGCTACTCTGGTTGACGGTCACCGAGCTTGATACAACCGTACCTGCCGGATGACCCGCCGCGCTGTTGGTGATGTAGCTCTCAAGTATTGCCTTGAATGCCGTGATACCGCCTGCTGTTGTTACGTTGTTACCGCTGTGCGTATGGATGTTCGCGTTCTGTTCGCATGCATACAGGGTGAAGTTGGATAGGGGTTGAACCTGCTTTGTGCGTAGCACACCATTCATGCGTATCGAGACCTGAGCCATAGGTCAAAGATACACCTAGAACACACGGATAAAGTTGCGATGGAAGGTCGCACAATAGTATCTGAAACAATCTAAAACGTCAGCCTTACGCAGGTCTGTCGAGCGGTCCTTGAGGATGTCACCCTCGCCGTCAACCTCAACGTATTGCAAGTCCTTGCGTAACCATTCACATGACGGGTCAACCTTGACGCAGCTATTCTGAAGTAGGCTGTTGACCAGAACTCGGGTATCTCGTATGCTCGGGTTCACCGCTGGCTGCTTCATCTGACCGCGCCCACAGTTCAGCCTCCGTGACACTACATCGTAGTATCCGTAGTTGCCAGCCGTCAACGCGCTCCGGTTCGCCCCGGTAGCGTCACCCGTTACGATATAGCTCGCTTGCGGATAGCTTGTGAGTATCGCATCACAGAGCTGGTAGATGTCGCTGTTACGCAGGTAGAACTCCTTGAGGACGTTGATGCACCCCTCGTATGTATACTGAATAGCCAGGCAAGTGATCGGGTCTACGTTGAAGTCGAAGCTCAGGTAGAGCGGGAGCTTGCTGTCGAACTCGACCGCCTCGACATGCTTGCTATCATCGAATGCGTAAGCGAACGGATTGTTGGCTACGTTCACATCCTCGGCTAAGATCTCGCACCGGAAGGTGAGTTCATCCAGCTGACCGCGTAGGATGTCAACCTCGTTGGGGTCGATGTGAGGATTCGAGTAGGTGCTAAGGTTGAACCGCTGCCATGCCGGGTCATCCCGATGGAATAGCTCCTTGAAGTAGGTCTGACCGAACTTCGGAGTGCTGAGTATCCACGCGTCACCCTTGTAGTCCATCAGCGTTGGAAGGATAGTCTGGTTCCAGGCTTCCTTAAACTTCTTAGCCTTCTCAGCTTCGTCAATGACCACACGCGCATACTTGCGACCGCGACCGCTGTCGGGCTCTTCCATACTCCAGAAGTCTATCACGCCTCCGGTCTTGAGGCGCATCTGCTTAGTCTGCTCGTTCTTGGATTCTATCACAGGCTTGAGGATGAACCGCAAGTCCAGCCATACATCGTTAAGGTCCTTGTAGGTCGGTGCGAAGTAGGCTACCGGATATCCATCTAGTGCCAGTTGAGGTAAGAGTTCGTTGACCGCTAAGGTAGTCTTGCCCCACCGTCTACCGATCTTGAGGACGTTAAATCTCTTCGCCTGGTTCAGGACCATCTCCTGACCCTGATGCAATTCCTTTAGGCTTATAGCTAGTTCCATCGCGTACAACTTTAATCGTTAGACCATCCTGGTTCAGCTCGATGTTCTGCTTCGCCTTACCATAAGCTCGGTCTAGGATGATCTCCGCAGCTCGCATGTCACCCTTTAGGGCCTTGTCAATGATTGTCCGTAGCACGGCCTCCGCCGCTTCTATGCCGTTGACGTTCTCGCTCAACACATCGGCAAGCAACTTCTCGATTGCCGGTATCTTCTTCGGCCTGCCACCTGGATTACCGCTTTGCCCCTTCTTCCATCGATAGGGGTTGATGTTCTCCATGTGGTTTGGATTCTTAGCCTTTCCCATAGTGCAAAGTTATAGTCTGTTCAAGCCCTCTCGCTAGAGGGATATTGTGCTTCCATCCCATGCTATGCAGAACAGATACATCGAGCAATTTACGCATCATTCCGTCTGGCATGCTGGTGTTGTACATGAAGCTGCCCTTGTAGTCGCAGATGTCTGCAATCAACTTAGCAAGGTTCGTTATACTTATATCAGTTCCCGTGCCGATGTTGACCGGAACGGGACTATCATACTTGGATTCCATCAAGAATACACACGCATCGGCCATGTCATCGACATGCATGAACTCCCGGAGCGGGGTTCCCGTCCCCCATATCTCCACATATTCATCCTCTGATTGCTTCGCCTCCCATATCTTGCGAATCATCGCGGCCACTACATGGGAACTCTTCAAGTCATAGTTATCTCCCGGCCCGTATAGGTTAGTCGGTAGAACGCTGAACCACTTGCGTCCGTACTGGCTACGGTATGCGTTGACCATCTCGATACCCGCAAGCTTTGCCATAGCGTAGGCGCTGTTGGTCTTCTCCAGCTTGCCAGACATCAGGTGGTTCGGGTTCATCGGCTGCGTTGCCATACGCGGATAGATGCAAGAGCTACCCAGGAATATCAGCCTATCTACATCATGAGCATGTGCCGACCGCATCACGTTAGTCTGAATCATGAGATTATCATGCAGGAACTGAACGGGCTGGCTGCGATTCGCATCGATGCCTCCGACCTTAGCCGCTGCCATGTAGACCTTGTTGAATCGGTGGGTGCGGAACAAGTGCTCGACCTGCGATGGGTCTCTTAGGTCTACTTCCTTGCGGGTCACCCCGACCGCTCCAGGTATCCGGCGCATCAGTGCGCTCCCTACCATCCCAGCGGCTCCTAGTACTAGTGTCTTCATGCCATGTCCTCCTTCAGCATCTCAATTGCTATCATTTGAATATCATACTTCGGTTCCCATCCGAGCTCAGTCCGCGCTCTTGTGCTGTCACCTAGCAGATGGTTGACCTCGCTAGGACGGTAGTATCTCCGGTCGATACGCACCAGAGCCTTGCCGTCAACGTACGCACCAGTGCCGGACCACTCGACCTTATGTCCGAGCGTGAACATGCAGATGTCTACGAACTCCTTAACGCTGTAAGCCTTGCCTGTTGCTATTACATAGTCCTTGGGTACATCTTGCTGAAGCATCAGCCACATCGCCTCAACGTAGTCCTTGGCGTGACCCCAGTCCCGAATCGCATGTACGTTACCGAGCCGAATCGCTTGCCCGGTCTTGAGCCAGTTGGCAATACCTCGCGTGATCTTGCGCGTGACAAAGGTCTCACCCCGCCTCGGGCTCTCATGGTTGAACAGTATGCCGTTGACCGCGTACATGTTGTAGCTCTCTCGGTAGTTACGCACCATCCAGTAAGCATACAACTTAGCGCAAGCATAAGGTGACCTCGGTACCATCGGGCTGTCTTCGTTTAGCTTGCCCCGGCTAACTCCGCCGTAGAGCTCCGAGGTGCTTGCCTGGTAGAGCTTGCACTTGAGGTCCAGCAATCGGATAGCCTCCAGCACACGCATCGTTCCCATCGCGTCAACTTGCGCGGTGTACTCCGGTTGCTCGAAGCTCACCGCCACATGCGACTGTGCCGCTAGGTTGTAGACTTCATCGGGTTTAATCTGGTTAAACAACCTGGTAAGGCACATGCTATCGGTCACATCCCCGTAGTGTAGCTCCAAGTTGGGATGGTCGAAGATGTGGTCGATGCGCTGGGTGTTGAGGCTTGAGCTCCTACGCTTGATGCCATGAACGACATATCCCTTGCTCAGTAAGAGCTCGGCAAGGTAGCTACCATCTTGACCTGTTATTCCGGTTACTATTGCAGTCGGCATATATCACGAGTATTGTACATAGGAATACCAGGAAGGCACAAACGAACCCGACCTGCTCCTTGTCTGTCATTAGTAGGGTTGCATTGTTCGGTTGCTCTTAGGCCACCCGCCTCCGGTCTGTATCCACTTGCCGTCATGCGTATGAATCCCATCGCATAAGTCCTTGCGTAAGAATAGCAGGTTATGGATGTCAGTCCAGCCGACAAGCTCGTAGCCCTTCTGCTTGCCTAGCTTAATTAGTGCCGATGCTGAAGCTCCGTAGTAATTGGTATCGTTGAACCTATGTGCCGGATTATAGGCAATCGTCACGCTCTCGCTGAATGAATAGTTGTACTCGACTAGCACCGCCTTCGGTATATACTTCTCCATCGACTTCCATACCCAAAGGTCATTGCCATCGATGTCAAGACTGAGCAAGTCGAAGTCCGTTGGAAGCGGTGATGCACTCAGCCAGTAGTCCATTGTATTGTTCTCTTCGCAGTCGATGTATTGGTTCACTAGGTAGTCACCCTTCCTGTTCTGTGTGAGCTGTGCGAACTCGCTTGCATTGCCCTCAATCAGAACCCCGGTACTACCGCGCTCCCATAACAGCCGCGTGTTGGATAGGTGCTTGCCGTCCCCGCCCCCGATCTCGACATAGGTAGGTGCATTGATGCGAAGATGCTTGAACAGCTTCTCGACTAGACCGTCCTCACCGCTCTGTGAGTAGACGCGCTTGCGGAACTCGTTGAGGTTAATCATATTGTCTTATCCTTACCCCGGTACTGGTAGAAGTACAAGAACGCATCGGCGAAGCACTGGTCCTTCACTAGTCCGCTATCGGCAAGCCGCTTCGCGTAGTCTAGGTCCTCTCCGAAGCTGATGCTCTTGTACCCGACCTCCCGGGCAATGTCAGTCATTACTGGGTTGAGATGGTTGAGCGGGCGCGTGTAGATCAGCGTCCCGTGATATATCGCAGGCTTGTCAGCGTAAGGCAGCCCGGCCTTGTGTACGAACTCCATCGGTGTGTGGTTCCGGCTAGTAACGATACCCCGGAAGCCAACACCGTAGCACCCCCGCTTCATGAACGGTAGCAAGGTGTCAACATACTTAGGGCTGACCAGATCGTCGTCGTCGATGAAGCTGATGTACTGGGTCTTGCACATGTCCAGAGCCATCTGTCGCTTCTCTCCGATGGACCTCTCGCGATTGTCCTTGAGGATTATCAGCTCGATAGGTTGCCACTCAATCTGAGGCTCGAGGACACCTAGCAACCGCTCCAAGAACTTCTCGCGTCCGTTGATTGTGAGGATTGCTATT